CCAGTAACCCTTCAATAACGGTGAGTCGCAGAGCAATGCCACTTGCTTCTTGGGGTCCAGCGGCTGACGAAGTTCCCTCATACATTACGCTTGCATCTTCAGATTGGCAGGGCGATACAGGCTCTGCAAGTCTTGGCACGGGAACAGTAAGTATAACTGCTGGCGATAAAAATATTAGAACGGCTGACGCTTTGATTCCCGCTGGCGTAGACTTTGACTTTGAAGCTACCTTTGCAACAACTTCAGGCTCACAAATATTTGGTATTACAGATAACGGTACAGCAACAGGAGTGCAGCAGCCCACTATTGCCAATCCAATTAATTTTGCGCGTAATGGTGGCTCCAATATCGGCTGGTCTAACAATCAAAGCTCAGTTGAAGCTTCAAAGTCGGCGGGTTGGTTTGGAGGAAACACTATTGGGTTTTCTCGTAGAGGGGCTGTAATTTACGGATTGATTGATGGATCGTTAGACCGTACTTTTACCAATACAACGAGCAAAGCTGTTAAATTCTTTTTCGGTTCGTCTGGCAGCGGAGCATGGGACGTGGGTGCTACTAATGTTCGTTACAGGCGTGGCGGTGGACTGCCAGATATATCGTAAAGTAATAATTTAAAGGAACTACTATGGACTATTTATTTCGCAAATCAGACAGTTCAGCTAATAGCCTTGGTGGCACAGTTGGTCGAGTTACGTTGCCAGAGATGCAAGGTGGCGATGTTGTTTTTACAGGCAACCAACGTCCGTTAGACTTAGGCAAATATGTTCTTGTCAAAGCTATTGAGGTGACCGAAGAGGTAACGTCTACTAAGAAGCGTGGCCCAACAACTACTGCGATAGACGGCGACAAGCAAACAGTAACGCTAACGCACACAGCCGTTGATCTTACCACTGCTGAAAAGGCACAAATAGAAATCAACAGGCTTGAGGCTTTGGAGACACCAACTAAATTAGCTGAAGCGGTGCTTACGGATGCGGGCAAGACTTGGTTACAGGACAATCGTAATCTGATTAAGACTGAACTTGATAAGTTGTAGGAAGTTAAATGCCTTTGTCGAAGATACAGTTCCGACCTGGGGTTAATCGTGAGACTACGTCTTACGGCGACGAAAATGGTTGGTTTAACTCAGACTTAATCCGTTTTCGAAAAGGTCGTCCTGAAAAGATGGGCGGTTGGTCTCGTCTAAGTAGCAATACCATAGAAGGAACGGGACGGTCTTTGCATACTTGGGCTGCATTGGACGGCTCTAAGTTCATGGGCCTTGGAACGGAAGCCAAGTTTTACATAGAACAAGGTGGTGGTTATAACGACATTACACCTATCAGGTCTACCGCCACTCTTGGATCTAATCCTTTAAAGACAGGATCTGTTGTTTCTGGTGCTACGGTAATTACCGTAACAGCCATAGCACATGGAGCGGTAACAGGAGATTATGTTACTTTTAGTGGTGCTACGGCAGTGGACGGTATAACCACGGCCCAATTAAACATTGAGCACAAAGTAACAGTTGTTGATTCTAACAGTTATCAAATAACAACTACAGGTACGGCCTCTTCTGGAACCACGGCTGGCGGTGGTTCCGCTGTTATTGCAAACTATCAGATCAACACAGGTCTTAATACTGTTGTAACAGGAACAGGCTTTGGAGCGGGTCTTTGGAGCGGTGTAACAACAGGATATTCTCAGACTACCCTTAACGATAGTGGTGGAATAAACGACAGTGTGACCTCGTTTACCTTAACAAGTGCGACTAACTTTGAAACAGCAGCGACTACAACAAGTGCAGATTTAACCGTTGCCAGTTCTTCTATTACCGTTGCAAATTCTAGCGGGTTTCCTGCTAGGGGTACGCTTATTATAGGTACTGAAAAAATACGTTACGGAACGAATGTAAGCAACGTGTTTGGTGATCTAACAAGAGCCGATGACGGAACGACAGGGGCTACTTCTTCTAGTGGCGACGCGGTTACCTTTGTTGGACTTATGTTGATAGGCAGTGAGTTAATTCAATACACAGGTAAATCTACTCATTTAATTAATGCAGGTGTTGTTCGAGGTGCTCGTGGAACTAGTGCCGCTTCTCATAGCGACGGAGCAACTGTTAAAGAAGCAAATGACTTTGTAGGATGGGGGTCATCTTCTAGCACTGCGGCAAACACAGGATCAAACATCCGCTTGTACAGTCAGGACAACTGGGGCGAAGACTTACTCCTTAATGTTTTTGATGGAACTCCGTACTATTGGGATAAGACACTGGGCCTTGGTTCACGGGCCACGGACCTTGCCTCTCAACCAAATGCGTCTGGTGCTCCTCTTATAACTCGCAGAATAATGGTTTCAGGTGCGGATCGACACGTAGTTTGTTTTGGCAGTAACCCTTTAAATGAGACGGCTCAAGACTTGTTGATGGTTCGCTGGTCTGACCAAGAGAACCCAGCGGATTGGACACCCACCGCTACAAACACGGCTGGTTCTCAACGTATCTCGTCTGGATCAGAAATTATATCGGCACAAAAGACCCGTCAGGAAATGCTTATCTGGACGGATACAGCCCTTCATGCCATGCGGTTTACAGGCCCTCCGTTCACTTTTGGTTTCAGTATGTTAGCAAACAATGTGTCTATCATTGGACCAAACGCTGTAACAACAGTTGGCGACAAGGTCTTCTGGATGGACCGTGAGAACTTCTATGTCTACACAGGTCGTGTTCAGGTTATTCCCTGTACTCTTCTCAGATATGTGTTTGACGACATTAACCTAGATCAAAGCTTTAAATGCTTTGCGGCTTCCAACAAGATGTTTGACGAGGTGTTCTGGTTCTACCCTACGGCGGATTCTACTGAAATAGACCGCTACGTTAAGTTCAACTTCACGGAGAACACTTGGGATCTAGGAACATTATCGAGAACTGCTTGGGTTGACTATGGGATACACAACAATCCAAGAGCTTCTGGAATTTCTAACTCTACAAACTTTGTTTACATTCATGAGACCGGCGACGATGACGATGGCTCTGCTATGACTTCGTTTATTGAATCTGCTGACTTTGACCTTGGGGACGGCGAACAGTTTATGTTTGTAAGTCGTTTAATACCAGACATTGACATCACAAGCACCAGTGCTACCGCCTCGGTAGATTACGTATTGAAGACCCGCAACTTCCCAGGAGATAGCTTGGCTACTAATTCTACTAATGTAGTAACCTCCAGCACTCAGCAATCTTTTCTTAGAAGCCGGTCAAGGCAGGCTGCGCTACGCATTGAAAGTTCTACGACCAACATAACGTGGACGCTGGGTGATCTTCGCCTTGATATACGTCCTGATGGGAGACGCTAGTGTCTAGTTTGCTCGATCACAGTATGCCCATGGCTCCAGATGAGTACGATGTCGATACGTTTGTTCGAATTTTGCGTGATCTTGAGATGGCTCTTACAAAAATAGACTTTCCTGCTGTTGTTAGCGGAGAAGATGATACCAATGGTTTGAACTGGTTTATGGACTGATGGCTTCTGCTTACAAGAACATAGTAACGACGGTAGGTTCTACAGGTGATGTAGTCGTATATACATGCCCAGCGGCTACCGAAGCACTTGTAAAGAACATCAATTTATACAATAGCCATACGGCGTCGATAGTGGTATTCTGCAAGATAGCTGATAGCTCCGCTTCGGCAACGGTATTTTTGCAGAAGATCACTTTGGCTACGTTGGCCTCTTCTTCTGCTACCGCAGACGTGTCGTTTACAGGTCCTTTTGTTTTAGAGACCGGTGACACGCTAATATTTAACTGCGCTACCGCAGCAAAGATTCAAGTCTTTGCCAATGTTTTGGAGCTTTCCTGATGCTACAACAAACACACACATTATTAAACAACGGCTTGCAATCTTTTGCAGATGCGTCTCCTGATTACGAATTTGCTCCAGTTGGCATTGGTTCCATGCACGAACAAGCTAAGAAGCTGGCAGAGTACGGTCGGAACGGTGACATATATGTAGTTCACGCTGCGGAAGGTGAGACGGTCATACCCCTAGAGGTCCTGAACGCAAACCCAAAGATTAAAGAACTTCTCTTTGGTCAGATGCGCGGCATGGGCCTAGACCCACAAGAATTTGTTGTTGGCAGCGAGCTTAATAGCATTAACCCAGACACGGGCCTACCTGAATTCTTCTTTAAAAGTGTGTTTAGAGGAGTAAAGAAAGCCGTCAAGTCTGTAGCCAAGCTTGCAAAGAAGGCTGCTCCTATTGCTATACCAATGGCCGCAGCGGCTTTTGGTATTCCTTTTCTAGGAGCCAGCTTTGGTGCAGGAACTTTTGGAGCCAGCTTTATTGGTGGTGGCATAGGAAGTCTTGTTGGCGGGGCAAGTCTTAAAGATTCACTTAAAGCCGGTCTTATGAGCGGTGGCATAGCAAGTCTTAGCGCAGGTGCTATGGGCGCATTTTCTAAAGCTCCGGGCAGCAGCTTCGCGGGCAGCCTTAAAAGCAGCTTTACTGGTCAAACTCCTATTTACAACGTAGTAAATGGCAAACTGGTGCAGCAAGGAACAAAGTATGCAGCGTCTCCTTTTGCTGAAATGCCCGGTAATTTTATGCAAGAAATTGGCCTAACTTCTAGCGCGGCATCGGATGCTGCAAAAGCTTCTAGCGCGGCATCGGATGCTCAGTTTGGAAACATTTTTGGCACCGGACCAAATCAGAATATTATGAATACAATTACAGGAGAAGGGGCTCCTTTAGGAAAAACTGCTACTGATATTCTTGACCCTTACTCTAATTTAAAACCCGGATACGATACAGTAGGGCGCGGTAATTCTTACACAGACATATTTGGTCGGGAAGCGCAGGGGTTCATACCCGATACAGTTTCTGTCCCAAAGAGTCCTAGCCTATCCAGACGAGCTTCTGATTTATTTTTTGGAGCCGACCCTTCTCAAACTGAAATACTTGAAACAGCAAGGAAAGTGGCTGATGCCGATCCTCTTCTGTATCCGACGGCCAAAGATGCTATTGCAGAAGCTAAAGAGCGACTTGCTCCTACTTTGTTCGGTAGTACAGTTGCTAGAAAAGTTCTTCCGACCGCCGGCCTTGGACTTGCCGCAACCGCTGCTCTGGGTGGGTTTGAAGGAAAGCCTGTTGAAGAAGTTACTAGGGGTGATTTACCGGGTTTTTATAGTCCAACGGGAGTTGATCTTTTTAATAAGAACCAAAGCGCGTACCTTCTTCCTGACGAGGCTTTAGACTCTACTTTCTTTACCCCTTTAAGCAGTTCTGCTGTTCCTACCGCATATGCTGCCGACGGCGGTTACATAGAAAAGCCACAGGACATGAACAGAGGCGGAACCCCACAGTTCCCACGTCGCGAGATGCTTATAGAAGGTCCGGGAACAGAGACTTCTGATGACATTCCAGCCATGCTTTCCGACGGCGAGTTCGTTATGAATGCTCAAGCCGTCCGAGGAGCAGACCCTTCTGGCAATGGCAACCGGCAGGCGGGAGCCAAAAGCCTCTACGACATGATGCGTAATTTTGAAATGAGGGCGTAACAATGGCTGAAACAACTATTACAGAACAAATTGTTCGCGAAGCCCCGGAGATTGAAGCCCTAAAACTGGGCTTAATCCAATCTGCTAAAGGTCTTGCCGATACCCCAATACAGCTTCCAGAGCAACAGATAGCTGGTTTGAGCGGTTTGCAGCAACGTGCAGCCGCAGGTGCAGAGCGGGCAGGCGGTATCGGAGGTTACCAACAGTACTTGACTTCCGGTTCTGGATCCCTTGGAACTGGTCTTGGCACGTTGGGCACGGCCCTCGGAACATTAGGACAAGCTCAAACACCTATTACTGCCGCGCAACAAGCCATCTCAGGTTCTGGTCAACTATTTGCACCAACCGACTTGTCTGCATATACCAACCCATACCAACAGCAGGTTATCGACACTACTATTGCAGAGATGAACCGGCAGGCAGAGATTTCTCGCAACAATTTAGCCGCTCAAGGCGTCGGGGCAGGTGCCTTTGGTGGCAGCAGGTTTGGTATTGCTGGAACAGAACTTGACCGCAACCTAGCTGATTCACAAGCTCGCGCCCTTGCTCAATTAAATGCCCAGAACTACAACCAAGCCCTTGGCGCGTCGCAGACTGCCTTTGAAAACCAGCAGAGTCGTCAACAAGCTCAGTCCCAGCTATATGGCGGAATTGCAGGATTATATGGTAACCTGGGTGGGCAGCAGGCTGGGATTGGTGGTCAGCAAGCCGGTATTGGCGGTCAGCAACTTGGCCTTGGTCAGTTGGCGCAAACCACAGGATTGCAGGATCTTTCAACCATGCAGCAATTTGGTCGGGAGCAACAGGCTCAACAGCAGGCTGAACTAGATGCCTCGCGGGCTAACCAGCAAAAACAATTGTATGAGCCATACAGCCGCGTTGCGTTCTTGTCAGATATTTACAAAGGTGCTCCTTCTACTAGCCAATCTCTTGGCTCGCAAGTTTCACCTTCTGCCCCAACCCCCTCTGCTTTTCAGCAAGTTGCTGGAATAGGAACAGGACTTCTAGGAACCGCCGCCGCTGCTAACCAAATTGGCAAACTATTTTAACAGGAAAGTATCATGCCCGGAATATACGATAGAACAATGTTTAACCAGAATATGAACCCACGGCGCATGGCCGGGGGCGGGTCTACCTTTCCAGATCTTAGCGGCGACGGCAACATAACCCAGCGAGATATATTAATGGGCCGTGGTGTTAAAATGGCAGAGGGTGGCATCATGTCTGCCATGGACGAAGACATGATGATGGACATGCCTGCAATGTCACCGGAACAAGAGGCAATGATATATCAGGGAGCACAGAACCTTCCTCCAGAAGTCATACAGACCGCCGGAAGCGAACTACAGGCGGCTACGAGTGAGCTTGCTGCGGAAGAAATAGGCAACGCTGTAAATGAAGAAGTCTCCCGCAGTATCAATAACATGGATATGGCAGGTGACTTTAAAGACATTATGAATTCAGTCTGGGATGAAAACGAGGGTGTGGAAGCATACCGCGCTCGTTTGGCGCAGGTTGTTGGACCAGAGGACGCGCAAAGAACACCAGATTCCGTTCTGGCCCTTGTGCAACCGACCCTGCAACTTGCCCAGATAGACCAAGGCATTGGTGCTTTGATGCAAGAAGAGTTAGCAGAAGTCGGCGGGATGGGCGGTGGTATCACCGAACTAGCAGCCAAGAGCGCAGTTTCGGACGGAATGGCCGCAGAAACAGGAGCCTTGGTTAACGCTGTAGGGAACATGGCCCAAGGACCAGCCGGTATGATGCCACCGGGACCATCCGGTATAATGGTAACTGGAGAAGATCCTATGGGTATGGACCCAATGATGTTACAAGCTATGATGCAGGATGCAGGCCCCATGGGCCAAGGTATGGCTTAATAGGAGTTATTCATGGCTGAAACAGGAAACCCAAGGGTTAACTTATTTAAAACCACTTATGACCAACTAGACCAAGACTCAAACAAAGGCATTGCGGGTTTGGATATGGCTAGGGTTAATCAAAGACAAAAAGACCTGTCTAAATTCTTGGGTCAAACAGATTATTCTAAACAGCTTACTGAAGCACAGGATATGAGCAAGTTGCAGCTTGCCTTGGCTTTAGCACAACAAGGTTTTGCAGCAGCCGGAGCGCCACCTAAGAAAGGTGAAAATCCTATTTCTACTTTATCAAGAGAGCTACTAGCACCTGTTGCAGGGACGGCTGGGGCCGTTGCCACCCAGATGATGCAACAGCGCAGGGCTATAGAGAATGCTAAAAGTCAAGAAGAGCGTCAAACGAAACTTGCTTCATTGCAGCAGGTAAAAGAAGAAACTGCTGCACGTAAAGATCTTGCCTTTAAATTATTGCCTGCTTCTGTACAAGCTCTTATGAAACAAGGAAATCGTGGTTTTGTTAGAGTACTAGGTGCAGACGGAAAACCAACAGGGGCAGTACTTCCACTACAGTATAACTTTGACGGCAAAAACTACACGGGTAGGACGGTCGGAGGAACGGATCAAACCTCGGTTATTCTGGATGGAAAAACTCCTACGCACATTCTTACAAATGAAAGCGGAGACCTTCTTGGCTCTTCAACACAGGAAAAATCTACGTATAAAGATAACTTAGTAGTCGTTAACAAAGATACAAATAAACCTTTGGTTGACGACCAAGGAAACCGCATACAGGTTACACGTTCAAATAATGTATTATTTAAGATTGGAGGCGGTGCCGTACCGTTCCCACAACCAAAGAATACAAAATTAGTTCCGGTTAGCCAGGTTGATAAGTCTGATGCGGGTTCAACAGAGACGGACTCTCAGAGAGCAACTGAGAATAACGTAAACTTTATATACTCCTTAATGCCTAGAGTTCAACAAAATCAAATAGACGGTCCTTTTACCCCTTACTCTCGAAAAGGTGCCTTATACTTTGACCAAGGTGCTTTTGTCGACGGGAAGTTTGCGTTTAGGTTTATTCCTTCCGGAACTAAACCAGAAGAAGCCTTACAAAAATCTAGGGAAATTAAAGACGAGGCACTTCAAAAACTTATTTTAAACAAGGTAAGAACTATAGCCTCGGTTTCCTTAAAACAAAATTTTGGAGATCAAAGTGATAGAGTTAAAAGTGATCTAGCAGAAATCGCTATCAAAGAAATTTTATCTATACCACCAGAAGTTCTCTTTGGTGCTAAAGAAAGACCAAGCATAGGCTACATTCCAAACGCTCTTGCTTTTAATCCTGTGGTGCAGGCAGAAGCAACTAAAGAAGCTTTTCAAGAATTAAAAACAAACCCCGATGCAAATGCTTATGAAACGTTTGAAACTGTAGTTGAACCTACGAGTAAAGAAGCTTTTAACAAACAAGCCGGGCGTTTAAAAACCGCTATTTCTTTATTTCCGCAAGTCTTTGGAGACCCTCAGAAACCTTTGGCAGAATCGTATGACGAGGGTTTGGTTCAACGAAGACAAGACATAGAAAAAGTTCTTCCTACTGTGAAATTACTTTTAAACACTTCTCCAGAAGACCGCAGGCAGATCATTATTGAGGCTGTTATTAAACAGGAAGAGAATAGAAACAAACTTCAAAATAGTTCTACCTCAAACGAAGCAAGAGAATTGTTTAGTACACGACTTGAATTTAGACAAGCTCTTGTCGACTTTCAAAACGCGGCGGCAGAAACTGGAGTGGAAGGTTTTTTCACAGGTACTCTTGCCGGAGGAGCAGCAAGACTTGGCTTTTCTGACTTTATTGAGGAAGAAGGAGCAGAAGCTTGGAACCGGTTAACCGTAGCCTCCGACCGGTTTCAAGAGGGGCAATCCCGACGAGTGGGAAAAGAGTTTGGCGATGACCGCATTAGTAATTATGATGCACAAGCGTACAAGAAATTAGTTGCTGATATCAGTAAAGGAAAACAATTCAATAGAGTTTTAATTAAAGATGGTTTGAATCGTGTTAATAAAGAACTAACCGGACTTATGTCTATTGGTGGAAAAGTTGGGTGGACCGAGCGTGAGTTAAAGCAAGCAGCAGAAGCTGGAGTAGATTTTTCTCAACTTAAAACCTTGGAAAATTGGCACGGATACGGTTATTACGGGAAAAACCGGTATTCTAGCACTCGGCAACAGTCCCCGTCTCTTTCTTCAGAACAAATTAAAGTTATCAAAACAAGCGGTCAGTTAAAAGATACTATGTATGGAGGCAAGTACACCGTTCCTGTAGTAAACTATTCTACAGGTGTTCTTCCTACCTTCCAACGAAGCGGAGCAACAACTTCTATTGGAGCAACAATTCCGGCTACTAAAACAAAAAGGATGGACCCTCTTGAATTTGAGACGTATGTAGAAAACTTAGCAACAAGCTCAGGCAGTTCTAATAATGAAATGCGTTCTAGAATTGTTAATGGTATATTAAGTTATAATATTTGGAGAGAAAACCTTAAATAGGTTCTGCACATGCCAATAAAAACGCCACACACAGATATTACAGCCGACCACACAGGTTTTGATTCCTCAACCGGTTTGCATTCTTACGTTTTTACAAACGCACAAAACGGCGCTCAAGAAACCACAACAAGCGCATACGGTCCTGAAGACACCACTTCTCCAAAGGGAGACAGGAAACCTGGGCTTAAAAGTTTAATGGGTTCTGATCTTGCCTCTTCAAGAGGTCAGGGATTAGCGTCAACGTTTGCCCCTCTTTTTGAAAAACTAAGGTACAAAGATCAACGAGGTTTTTTTAAACGAGTTGTAGCTCCTAATATACGAAGACTTCCAGCTTTTGCGGTAGGGGGGGTAGGTGATGTAGTTGGTTTGCTTTCTTACGTCCCTGGCCCAGAAGAATTAGTAGCCATGGGTTACGAAGCTGCTACAGGAGACGACCCTCTTGAGAAAATTGGCCTGACTAGTTTAGAAGATCGAAGCAAGCTGGATAAAAAAACAAGAAAAGCAGTAGAAGAGACTTACGGATCAGAAGCAACTAGCAGAAGTTTTCAAAAGTACATTAGATCCGCGGACCGTTATGCAAAAGACAACTGGGGATTTGAACCTTTTGAGTCTACTATTGGCACGGACATGACCCCAGAGGCTAGAGGCACCTTTGAAAAATTAATAAGCACGGGCTTAGAGTTTGGTGCAGGTGGTGCTGCTGCTGTAAAAGGAATTGTCACATCACCTAAACTTTTACAGGACGGAGCTCAGTGGATTTTTGCTAAGTTTGCCAAAGAATCTGTTAAAGAATTGGGAGAAGATGCACTTAAACCTGAAAACGTTAGAACCTTAATAGACAAGGCTTCTGATGCGTACAGTTTCAGAACAAAAGCAGGACGAAGAAACCTTAGAGGAGAGGTAGGCTTTGGACTTGTTGCGGGGGCTGCAACAGAATCAGCCATGGCTGGATTAGAAAATTTAGATCCAAACGCGGCAGATTGGGTTAAAGCAACAACTGCTATAGGCGCTGGTTTATTAGCGCCTATGGCAGGGAAAAGTTTGTACACGGGTCTTCTACAGGGGCCTGTTGTTGCTTTGTCTAAAAGAATTGTAGAACCTCTTTTTAAACCTTCGACCACTGCTGCTCGTTACACTCAAAAAGAGGGCATGGGAAAATCTGCTGGAGACCGCGAAAACGTAGCCAGTGTAGCAAGACTTCTTTTAGAATCTATTGCAAATGGACGACACGTAGACCAAGCGTCTGGGTTAGCTTTTACAACACCAGAACTCGCTCGAACTGAATCAAACATATTGCGGGCAAATTTAGAATTTAAACGAGAACGTTTAGATGTAGAAACCGACTTGGATGTTCGAAAAAAGTTGCAGAGAGAGATTGAAGCAGATGAATCAAACATTGGTGCTTTAAACCAGTTTGCAAATTTTCAAGAAAGAATTCTTATTGCAGCAGGTAAAGATACAAATCCAGCAATTGCCACTAAGTTTTTTCAAAACGAAGCTAAACGCTTAGTTAAAAGAAGAGAACAATTTTTTAATTATATTGAAAACAACTTTAAGAAATCTATCGACGACTT